AAGCGCATCACGCTGCCGGTGTCGCAAGACATCGACAAGATCCGCGACAGGCTTGAGCGCGACACGGGCGTGCGCATGACGTACACCCAGACCTTTAACTTCCTTGTGCATTTTTACGTCCAGCGGGCGAACGAACCGAAAAGTAAGTGGAGGGCTTTGGAATGAGCATTACCGCAATGCGTCAGGCGCTGGAGGCGCTGGAGGCACACGCAGACATTGGCATCAAGTCCGACAAAGCGATCACCGCCCTCCGCACCGCCATCGAGCAGGCTGAGAAGCAGGAGCCGCTTGGTTACTGGAATGCCGTTGAGGGCTGGGTTGAACTGCCGGAAGAAACGCACAAGCCCGTTGCGTGGGTGTACCCAGAGGCGCTTGAGGCTTTTCGACAGGGCAAGCCTTGGACGGCTTACGGTGCTGACGGCAAGGGGCCAAACTCTGATGGGGTTGAGCGTATCTCTCTTTACACCACCTCACCCGCAGCACAGCAAGAAGCAGTGCTGGCCGAGCGCGAGGCGTGTGCGAAGGTGGCAGACCTTGTGGCTCGTGAGATAGACGACACCAACGGAACCGCGACCTACATCGCCGCATTCATACGAGCAAGGGGGCAAGCATGAACCGCGACAACATCATCAAGATGGCGCGGGAGGCTGCACAAAAACCAGAATGGAGTGATCGCGCTGTAGAGATCTATGGGCTGAGAGACATAGCAATGCTTGAACGCTTCGCCGCCATCGTCGCAGACCGCTGCGCCGAGATCGCATACGAGGCCGAACCGTTCCATTCTGCTGACCTTATCCGAAAGGAGTTCAATTGTGAAAAACGGTGAAGAAGGACTGATCTGGGAAGTGCTGGCAGCCGTATCGTTCTTCGGTGCAGTCCTGCTTGCGTGCTTTTTGTAACCGAATCGAAACCCAGTCGAAAGCGAATCGGTTATAAAAATACTTCGTAGCACCTGTTGACATACGTTGAGTCGGGCGTATACTTCGCTCCGTTGCCGTAGGAAGCGACAGATGAAGGCCGTTTACTCATGCTCCTGCCCTTGGTCAAACAAGGGTTCCTACCGGGAGCAGCAGTAAACGGCTTTTTTGTTTCCAGTGGTGACCGCACATCATGCGGTACGTCGGTGGTGATGAGTGTGAAACCCCGTGACACGAGCAAGCCAGAGCGGGGGCGGTGGGCGAATCCCAGAGCCGGGCGGTTGAAAGAAGTCTGGGATGCTGTCGAGGAATGGCTCCATACGGCAGGAAAGCGGGCCCGTACTTTTGTGCGGTATGGGCTTGCTATGCTCAGAATTCCACCACCGGCAGTCGAAATCGGTTAAAATGCAGGGGCGGGTGAAGCTCCGAGAGCGCATGCGCCGGTAGGGTAGTAGTCCGCACCAACAATCAAGCGAGTCAACAGCGAAACGAAAGCGAAGAGAAACCGAATCGGTTTCGACCGGTGAACCGCCGGGAAACATCAAACCTCAAGGAGAGAGAAATGGTGAAAAGGATTCTTGCCGCTTTCGGCATTGCACTCGTAACGACCGGTGCTTGGGCTCAATGCTCCACGCATACGATCTTCAGCGGTAGCCGTATGGTGACATGCACAACGTGCTGCTACGGCGGAAACTGCACGACCAACTGCTTCTGACCATGCCGCGCAAGCCCTCAGAAGCCCCTCAGAAGGCCGAAAAGCCGCGGGCCAAGGGTAAGGTAGCCCCAGAGCCGCAAATCGCCCAGGAGCCCGCAAAGAAGAAGATGGGCAGGCCAACGATGTACACCCAACAGATGGCAAGCCTCATCTGCCTGCGAATAGCAGAAGGGGAGAGCCTGAGGGAGATCGTAAAGACGGAGGGGATGCCAGAGCGGACTACGATCTATGAGTGGCTGCTCAACAAGCCCGACTTTGCTGACCAATACACTCGCGCACGGGAAGAGCAGGCTGACACCCTGGCTGACGAGATCATCGCCATCGCCGACGAGCAGCCCGAGATCATCCCGGTGATCGACCGCCGCACCGGGGAGTTGATCGAGCACAAGCTGGACGGGGCTTTCCTTCAATGGCAGAAGAACCGGATCGACGCCAGGAAGTGGACGGCCATGAAGCTCAAGCCCAAGAAGTATGGGGAGCGGGTGGCCCTGGCTGGGGATGCGGATAACCCGATCAAGGTTGAGGCCGAGGTGCAGGCTGAGAACCTGCTTTCGGCCATGCTCAAGAACGTCGAGCTCAAGAAGCAAGTCGATGACTGACGTAGCCGAGATCCTCGCCGACCCCCAGGTGCAGGCGAGTCTCAAGGCGGTCAAGCCTGAGGTAAGGCTTGCCTGGGCATGGCGTATGAACTGGTTCCAGGCCCAGCACAAGCATCAGGTGCTGCCTCACGGGGACTGGTGGTCGATCTGGCTGATGCTCGCTGGCCGCGGTGCTGGCAAGACCCGGACTGCCGCGGAGCAGATCGGCTGGTGGGCTTGGGAGAACCCAGGCACCCGCTGGCTGGTGGCCGCCCCGACATCGAGCGACGTCCGCTCCACCTGCTTTGAGGGCGACTCCGGCCTCATGACAGTGATCCCGTCGGCCCTGATAGCCGACTACAACAAGGCCCTCCACGAGCTCAAGCTGATCAACGGCAGCCTGATCAAGGGCATCCCGGCGTCTGAGCCCGAGCGTTTCCGGGGCCCGCAGTTCCACGGGGCTTGGTGTGACGAGCTTGCGGCCTGGGACTATCTTCAGGACGCATGGGACCAGATCATGTTCGGCGTGCGCCTGGGAACCCGCACCCGTATCATTTGCACAACAACACCGAAACCTAAGGATTTGATCGTCGAGTTGGTGGGCCGGGAGGGCGACGACGTGGTGCTGACGACCGCCTCGACTTACGCCAATCTGGCCAACCTGTCGGACAACTTCAGGAAGCAGATCCTCCAGTACGAGGGCACGACCCTGGGCCGCCAGGAGATCTACGCCGAGATCATCGACCCCGAGGAGGGCGGCATCGTCAGCCGGGACATGTTCAAGCTCTGGCCTGCCGGGCGGGCGTTCCCGAAGTTCGAGTACATCCTCCAGAGCTACGACGTGGCGACCAGCGAAAAGGTGCAGAACGACCCGACGGCCTGCATCACGTTCGGCGTGTTCAAGCCCCTGGACGGCCCGATGTCCGCAATGGTGATCGACTGCTGGCAGGAGCGCATGCAGTACCCGGATCTGCGGCCCAAGGTCATCGAGGAGTACGAGACTGTCTTCGGCGAGGGCAAGGACAAGAAGCGGGTCGATCTGCTGCTGATCGAGGACAAGAGCGCCGGCATCAGCTTGATCCAAGACCTTCAGCGGGCGCACCTGCCCATCCGCGCCTACAACCCAGGCAAGGCCGACAAGGTGCAGCGGCTGAACATCGTCAGCAACATCATCGCCCGTGGCCGGGTCTGGATCCCCGAGTCGGACGCCAGGAGGGGCTACGTCAAGGATTGGGCCGAGGGCTTCGTCAGCCAGATCTGCTCGTTCCCCGAGACCACGCACGACGACTACGTCGATGCCTGCACCCAGGCCCTGCGGTATCTGCGGGACGCCGGCTGGCTTGAGATCGACCCGCCGCCTCGGGATGACTGGGACGACGAGGACTACGCCGACACCGGCAGGCAGCGTAGGGTTAACCCGTATGCAGTCTGAGGCGTCATGGATGTCCATCACCGGCGTGACCGACTCGGGCGGTCTGGTGACTCACGTCCTGCCGATTGACGACACGCACGAGCATGAGCTTTCGTCCGATTGCTGGTGCGAGCCGTACCTCGACCACGAGCATTGGGTGGCCACGCACCACAGCGCCGATGGCCGGGAGGCGTTCGAGAGCGGCGCGAGGAAGCCGTCATGACCTACGGCTGCCACAACCGACCGGCGTTCAAGCGCAGCCACTTCGCCCAGGACGGCTGGTGGGTTGATGGGGTGCAGCGCATTGCGAAGCTGACCACCGTGCCGTTCAAGATGGCCGAGGAGTGTCAGTACACGCTGACCGACCTGGGCAAGGCTGACGAGCGATGCCAGGGCTGCAAGCACAGGAGGGATGTCCAATGATTAACGTGTCCGCAACTGAAGGCGTGAAGTTCGCCAGGGTGAGCCAGTGCGAGAACCGGCTTGAGTTGCTGGTTGATCCGGGTATGCGGTCAGACACCATTGAGAAGTGGGCACACGCTGCGGTTGATCACTGGCTTGCCTCAAGGGTGGACTTGACAAGCCCCGGCGTTTATGATGTCGGCACTGTGAAGGGGTCTGGGCATGGCTAAAACCGGCGCGATTGCAAAACTTGAGGCGATAGCCAAGAATCGCTCGTCCGCGAAATCTCTCAAGGAGTGGGCGGATGCCGGCGGTGATGTTCCCCTGAGCTACAAGGGCCGCGAGCATGTCTGGGCCAAGAAGGTCAAGAAGTTCGCAGAAGGCGGCGCAGTTCAGATGCAGGCCGGCGGTATCGCCAAGCTGGCCAAGATGCTCAAGGGCACGCAGGAGACCTTGCCGGCAGTAGAGCGTCAGGCCAACCTCGCCAAGTTCCTTGAGCCCAGCAAAGTGCCGCAGCGCCTGTACCACGGCACGACCGCCTCTGAGGGCGGCAAAGGTACTGAGGCCATCCGACGCTTCAAGCCCAGCAAGGAGGGCGCACTCGGCTCTGGCGTGTACTTGACCCCCGACCCAAAATTTGCTGGATCGTATGCCGAACAAGTCGGCAGCAGTATGCTCCCGGTGTACGCCCAACTCAAAAACCCGTTGATTCTTCGTGGCTCCGGAGTGCCGGACAAGTACAAAGACCCCATGATCGAGGCGCTTGAGCTTCTCGGGATGGACTCAGCCAAGGCGGCCCGTATGGTTGAGCGGGCCTACGAGGGCAAGGGCTACATCGGCAAGGAAGTGCAGACCAGGGCGCAGGCTCAGGGCTACGACGGTTTGATTGAGTACGACCGCGACGGAAACTTGGCCGAGGTGGTGTCCTACAACCCCAACGCGGTCAAGAGCGCCATCGGCAACAAGGGGACGTACAACACCAACAAGCCGGATCTGAATGAGGCTGGTGGTGGCTTGATCAAAGGACTGAAGGCCCTCAAGGGGGCGCAGAAGGCCGATGACGCTGCCAAAACTTCCCTGGGTGAGGTGGGCAGCATGGTGTCCAAGATGGGCGAAGAGGGGCGTTCGCCTATCATCCCCATGCCGAACCGCTGGTTCTTGCAGCCTGACAAGTTCCCGCACCAGCAGAAGATGGTCGAGCGCGTGCTTGAGCGCACTGGTCTTCGGCGCGAGGACTTCCCGTCGGGGGCGTTCGTTGACCCGCGCACTGGCGAGGTGCTTGACTCCCGCATCATGAACGAGCTTGGTGTGGTCATCGACCCCAAGACCAACCGGCCAATGATGTCTGCCAAGGGCGAGTCGGGCATCGAGCGCATTGATCCGAAGACCGGATCGTTTACCAGAAGCAACTTGGTTCGCAAGGGTTTGTTCAAGCCGGAGGGCGGTGACCCGCTGCTCAACGACCTGAACTTTTTGGCGACCATCGAGAAGGGTGATGTTGGCCACAAGTACGGCTTGGCCACAGAGTACGCAAGCCCCGCGGAGTTGTGGAACACCGGCACGGGTGCGAACCCCACGCTTCGGCCAAGGAGCCGTGGTGACCTGTTCGGCGTCGGCGACGTTGTCGGTCGAGTTCGCGTTGGCCGCAGTGAGCCGCATGACGTGTACGAGAAGCTGTTTGTCGCGCCCAAGGGCTCTGACGTCCAGGGCGTCAAGTTGAGCAAGGCCAAGGGCGGCGAAGTCCACAAGGCAGACGGCGGCAAGGTCGAGGACAAGCCCTACATCGGCTACCGCCGCGCTGGCCGCCGCCCGGAGTCGCAGCAGAACCGCGAGGCAGCGGCCAACATCCCGGTGGCGGTCGCCCGTGGTCTGGTGTCCGGCACCTTGGGCCTGCCTGGGGATTTGGAGTCTCTGGCCCGCATTCCCTACGACTACTTCCGCTCTCCAACCATGAGCGAATTGGTGACCGGCGATAAGACCAGCAAGACCATCCTGCCGACATCCGAGGACATCGAGAAGCGCCTGCCCTTCCGAGGGGCAAGCCAGACGCCAGTGGGTCAGATGTTCACCGGGGCTGGCCAGTTGGCTGGCGGTGCATACACCGGGCCGCTGTCTGGTGCCAGGGCCGCTATGGCTGTGCCCAGGGCCGCGGTGAGGGCTGGCCAGGACTTTGCGATGGCTGCCGGTCAGTCCGGGCCCAAGATATTCATCGGCCCGAAGGCCAAGACCTGGGATCAAGCCAAAGCCGATAAGGCCATCTACCTAGAGCAGGCTGGCGTCAGCCCGATGGACACTTGGCTGCTCACCGGCACAATGCGTGGCCCTGACGGCATCTTGCGCCAGGAGATCAGCGATGTGGGGGCGATCTATCGCAACCCGGCAGATCTCAAGGAGTTGGGCAAGCAGAAGAAGCAGGAGGCCCTTGACCTACAGCAGCGCATGGCCACGCCGAAGGGCCAGAAGGACATGTTCCCCAAGGCGCTGACTGAGGCCAGGAAGCCTGCCCGCGAGCAGGTTAAGCGCCTGAAGGAAGAGTCCGACGAACTGCTTTACAGAGACCCGTCTTACAGGGGCCAGAGCGCCAAGTTCGTGCTGGAGCATCCCGAGTTGTACAGGGCATATCCTGAGCTTGCAGACGTAAAGGTGTTGCAGGGCCGCCGTGGCGTTGGAAACGAGAGCGCATCCCTGATGGGCGGCAAGCGCGACATGGAGATGGAAGTCACCGAGAGAGGCCTGCGTGGCAATCCTCGCTCCAGCATGCTTCACGAGATGCAGCACGCCGTCCAGACTCTGGAGGATATGGCTCCTGGGGGCAGCACGACCACCGCCTTCAGAGACCCAATTACCCACGATATTTACAAACGCAGGATCGGCGAGCTTTATCAGCCGCCGACATTTGAGGAATTTCAGAGGGCTAACAGGTTTCCGGAGGAAAAGGCCGCCGCCGCCTATGATGAGTTTGTCAGAACTTACAAGCCAATCATTTCTCCTGCTGTTGAGAGATCCGTCCAGCAGGAGGCCGCAATGGAATACTACAAGCGTCTGGCCGGTGAGGCAGAGGCTCGTGCCACTCAGTTCCGCGAGGGGATGACAGCAAGCCAAAGGGCAGATGAGTTCCCATACGCCAGCTATGACGTTCTGCCAGAGGATCTGATCGTCAAGCCGGCTAGGCACGACCCGTTCCAGCCCGAGCTTGATATGGCTGAAGGCGGTGCAGCCTTTGGCCGCTACACCACCGGCAAGAAGTACCAGAAGGCGGTCAAGCGTGCCAAGGAAGCGGATGTCAACACCCTGGCAGATCCGCGCACCTACGCTGCTGTGATGGGCCTGCTGGGCAGCGATCCCTATCAGCTTGGCTTTAGCGTGATGCACCCGGACTACAAGGGCATCCAGAAGGCCGGCGAGCGTGGCTTCATTGGCGGCACCGCACTGGCTGTGGCTCCCGTGCTTGCACCTCTGACCAGAGGTCTGCCTGTTGGGGCGTCCATCAAACCTGTGGGCGGCAATTGGCTGACGGGCAGCGTGGAGAGGGCGCTTGATCCGCTCAGGGTTCCTGCTCAGACAGATGCAGATATTGCCCGCACTTTGCGCAGGATGAATGTCGCCGAGAGTGACATCCCCGCTCGCGTTGCCAATTTTGACAAGTCAGATCCGAACCGTGCATTGAACCGCTGGATCGACCGCAACCTGACCAACTACGTCAAGAAGCAGATGGCCACACCGGACGATCCGGTGCGTAAACTGGCAGAGGAGGGGGTTGTACACATTCCTTCTGGACAGGTTGGCACCAATCGCTACAGCGCCCCAACAGTCCGTAATCTCTTGCGGGGTCAACAGTTAGGGCGGTCTGAAGCGGCCCGAGCCTGGGAGGACGCCTCAGACGTTGCGTTGACTCGGATCAAAATTAAAGACCTTGCCGACGATTTTCGCGAGCCCTGGATGGATAAGGCAGATCCTGATACCTACGTCTGGCAAACGCCCAAGGCCTTGTTTGGCAATCGTCATTCCACTGATGACCTCGGCTTCGACCACATCGTTGACGTTCTCAAGCAAGACCTCGACGCTGGCCGCATCCGCCCAGAGCAGTTGAACAAGGTCAGCATGGAGCAGGCAGTACGCCGCACCGCCGAGTTCGACCAAGAGATGGCCAAGCGTATGCGCGAGGCGCAGATCAAGGCTACTGAGGGCATGCCGGTCTACAGGGAGTATCCAGAGGGGTATCGGTGGATTGAGTTGACGACGCCAGAGTCTAAATTGCCAGAAGGCTTCTCAATTCTCCCCGATCAAGCAAACTACAGAAATCCTGGCAACGAGCTGTACACCATGTTCGATGACAAGGGAAATGCGGTCAGCACTGGGGCTTCTGAGGCTGAGGCCTTGAGACTGTATAAGCGTCAAGAGCGAGAGCAAATACTTGCCGACGCCCTCAAGTACGAAGGCGACACGATGGGCCACTGCGTCGGTGGATACTGCCCTGACGTGCTGGAAGGCCGCAGTCGCATCTACAGCCTGCGTGATGCCAAGGGCGAGCCCCATGTGACAGTGGAGGTGAAGCCTTCGGCTACCCTCACGCCAGAAAAAAGGACGGCCCAAATTGAGAGTTTGATGCACAGGCTTCGAGGCGAAGGAATGTCTGATGAGCAGGCGGCAAAACAGGTAGAGAAGTTGTATCCAGAGTCGGAAACTCTATCTCGCATCGTCCAAATCAAAGGCAAGCAGAACCGCGCCCCCAACGAGCAGTACCTGCCCTTCGTGCAAGACTTCGTGCGCAGCGGCCAGTGGTCGGATGTGGGCGACTTTAAAAACACTGGCTTGTACCGCAAGGGAGACTTCATTGACGAGTTCACGCCCAATCAGTTGGACGCTATCGGTCAGGGCGAATACCTCACGATGGATGAGATCAAGAAGCTGCGTGAGGGCAAGCCCTGGACGCCGATTGACCGCGATCCAGAGCTTGACATCAACCTCGATGACCTGGGCATGAAGGCCGGCGGCGCTGTTGATTGCGGCTGCGATGACGAGCCGAAGATGCAGGCGGGTGGTGCCACAAGTCTTTTGAGGGGCCTTCTATCTAGTCCGGCAAAGAAACTGACCAAGGCAGAGATGGACGCGCTTCGCGCTAAAGGCCTTGGTGTTCCGGGACAAGACTTTGCTGATGTCATGAATCCCGCGGACGTTATGCGGATGTCAGAGGCACTGGGTAATGCTGGCGCAGAAGGCAAGACCCTCAACATTACTCAGACTGACCGCTCCAGGGTCTTTGGTCAGAACCGGGGCGGCCCAGGCTTTTCTGGTCTGCAACTGACGAGCGTTCCGCATCAGCAGGCTGGATCGACTTGGGGGGTTGGCAAGCCAAGTCACGCGACTCGCCTCATCAACGCAAACACGCCTGACACCATCTGGTCTACGTTCATTGGATCGCCGACGCAGCATATGAGCAATCCAGTGACCGTCGAGAGAATTTTTAAAGAGCACCAAAAGGGCAACGCTCCGGTTGATTTGATTGAAAGGATGAACCAGCGCCTTAACGACGCCGTTCATCCCAAGACGGGCAAGCTGGTTTTTCCGAACGGTATTGATGTCAGCAGTCCTTCGGCGCTGTCTTCCGCTCAAACTTTTGATCAGCGCAAGCTGCTGGCTGAAACGCTGGCCGGGAAAGGTGTCGGAGGGCCGAAGAAGGGTGGCTCGGTGGTGGACGCCGCCAAGATCATCAGAGAGGAAACAGATCCGCTTCTGATGGGATCGCCCACATATGCTGTCGGCCCAAGATTGTGGACAATCGACAAGGATGTTGGCATCTACCGCCCTGACCTCAACGCCGCGTTTCCGTATCAAGTAACCGGTACTGATCTTGGCATGGTGTTTGAGCCAACTCCAATTGAAATGGCTGCTCTTGATTTTGTGTCCAGATTTGAGGGGCGCAAGAATAAATCTGGAAAATTGCAGCCGATGGGCCACAAAGATTTGACCGCAACGACACCAAAACAGTTTGTGAGTGATAAATATTTGACCTTCTTGCAAAAGGAAGGTTACGCCGATGGTGGCCCAGTCAGCGGCCTGTCTGTTCTTGAAAAGGTTTGACCTATGGCTACAGAATTCCCCATCGATCCCGAGTTTGGCCGCTTCATTGGAGGCGAGCCCCAGGATCAAGACGATGAGCAAGGCGTTGTCGTTGACATGCCGATGGAAGACGCAGAGATTGAAGAGCTTCCAGACGGCTCGGCCATCGTCCGCATGGACAGCAAGGGGCCGATGGAAGATCAAGACTTCTACGCCAACCTCGCTGATAACGACGTCATCAGCCCGATTGACCTCGACAAGATGGCCTTGCGCTACATCGAACTGGTCGAGAAGGACAAAGAAGCCCGCAAGCAGCGCGACAAGCAGTACGAAGAGGGCATCAAGCGCACCGGCATGGGCAATGACGCGCCTGGGGGAGCCAATTTCCAGGGCGCATCGAAGGTCGTCCACCCCGTAATGGCCGAGGCCTGCATCGATTTCGCTGCCAGGGCCATCAAAGAGATGTTCCCGCCGGACGGCCCGACCAAAACCAAGATTTTGGGCGACGTGACCGAGGACAAGAGTGCGTCTGCCGAGCGCAAACGCGACTACATGAACTGGCAGTTGACCGAGCAGATCGAGGAATTCCGCGACGAGCAGGAGCAATTGCTCACCCAACTGCCTTTGGGCGGCTCGCAGTACCTCAAGCTGTGGTACGACGAGAAGAAAAAGCGCCCCTGTGCGCAGTTTCTGCCCATCGACAACGTGCTTTTGCCCTTTTCGTCGGCCAACTTCTATACCGCCCAACGGTTTACTGAGGTCGATGACATCTCCGAGTGGGAATTCAAGCGCCGGATCGAGTCGGGGCTGTACAAAGACACCGCCTTGACCCGTGCCACGATGGATCCGGAGCCAACCGCATCCCAAAAGGCCACCAACAAGATCGAAGGAAAGTCCCCGAACGAGAACGAGGACGGCCTGCGCCGGGTTTATCACGTCTACACATGGCTGGAACTCGACGACGACCCGATTACAAAGGGCGAGAGCGCCCCGTACATCCTGATGATCGACGATTTGTCGTCAGAAGTGCTCGGCCTGTACCGCAATTGGGAAGAAGGCGACGACACAATGACCAAATTGGACTGGGTCATTGAGTTCAAGTTCATCCCCTGGCGTGGAGCCTACGCCGTTGGCCTGCCGCAGCTTATTGGAGGCCTCTCCGCGGCCCTTACGGGCTCTCTGAGGGCCTTGCTGGACTCTGCCCACATCAACAACGCTGCAACGCTCCTGAAGCTCAAGGGCGGCAAGATCTCCGGGCAGTCCCAAGAGGTCGAAGTCACCCAGGTGGTGGAGATTGAGGGCGCTCCTGGCGTAGATGACGTGCGCAAGCTGGCCATGCCCATGCCGTTCAACCCGCCCTCGCCGGTTTTGTTCCAGCTTTTGGGCTGGCTGACCAACGCAGCCAAGGGTGTGGTGACCACAGCCGAGGAAAAGATCGCCGATGTCGGCCAAAACACGCCGGTCGGCACCACCCAGGCGCTGATCGAGCAGGGCGCAGCGGTTTTCTCGGCCATTCACGCCCGTTTGCACGAGTCCCAGGGCCGGGTGCTGCGAGTTTTGAGCCGAATCAACCGCTGGTATCTCGACGACATGCAGCGTGGCGAGATCATCGAGGATTTGGACATCAAGCGCGAGGATTTCATGCGGATCACCGACGTGATCCCGGTGTCCGACCCGCACATCTTCAGCGAAACCCAGCGGATGGCCCAGACCCAGGCGGTTATGGCCATCATGGACAAGAACCCCGACATTTTTAACAAGAGGGCGGTGATACAGCGGTTCCTCAAGCAGATCAAGGTGCCCGGCATCAACGAATTGATGATCGACGTGCCCGCTCCGGTCAAGCAGGACGCTGCCAACGAGAACGTCGCCCTGTCCATCGGGCAGGCGGCCTTTGCCTACCCCGAGCAGGACCACCTGGGCCACATCCAGACCCATCTGGACTTCGCCAAGAGCCCGATTTTTGGCTCCAACCCGATGATCGCTCCGACGTACCTACCCAAGGCGATTGAGCACATCAAGCAGCACATCGTGCTGTGGTATCTCAACCGCATGAACGGCTACGTCCAGAAGGCCGCGGGGGACAAGCTGCCCGAGTACGAATTGCACAACGATCCGAAGATCATAGACCGCATGTTCGGTGCTGCATCGCAGCATGTCGAGATGGATGCAGAGCAGACCCTCCAGGGGATTTTGCCGGTCGTGCAGCAACTCATGCAGAGCTTGCAGCAGTTCAAGCAGCAGCCCCAACTGCCGCCCGAGGCCAAGGTTTTGCTCGACACCAGCATGGCCGAGACCCAGCGCCGGCAGGCCCGCGATCAGGCCGAGATGCAACTCAAGGACAAGGAGTTGGCGGCCAAGATCCAGATGGACATGCAAGAGCTCCAGCAGCGCCAGCAGCGCGAGATGGAAGAGATGGAGTTGAAGCTGGCGATTGCCAAAGGCGACAACGAGATGAAGGAACGCATCGAATCAGCCCGCCTCACGCGAGATGCGGCCAAGCTCAATTTCGAGCAGGTCAAGGCTGTTCAACCCCAAGGAGGCCAATATGGCTACGAGTGACCAAGAGCAAAAAGGTATCAACGTGCCTCAGCACAAGCGTATCGCAATGGGCGAGAAACTTGACGGCTCAAGCATGCAACCAAAGGGCCAAACCGGCTCCAAACCACAAGGAGGTCTGCAACAAGCGAAGAAAAAATGAAAACCATCGGCGACCTGATTGGTGGCATCAAGTCTAGGCAGGCTGAAATAGCCGCGTCCCTCGCTGCTGGTAATGCGGCGAACTGGGAGGCTTACCACCGCATGGTCGGACATTTCGCGGGCTTACAGGAGGCCCTTGACATCCTGAACAACCTGATGAAGGAAGACGATGAACATGAGTGAACCGGTAGCTTTTGACGAAGCTGAGTTGGCTTGGGCTTTTCCGAGCGTAGACCCCGGTGCTAAACCTCTTGGCGGACGCATTCTCGTGCAATTGCGCCGCACCAAAAAGAAGGCAACAAGCGCAGGGATTATTTTGGTTGAAGAGACCAAAGAAACCGAAAAGTGGCAGAACATGGTGGCCAAGGTCGTCGAGATCGGTCCGCTGGCATTTAAGCATCGGGACACGATGCAGGCATGGCCAGAGGGGTCTTGGTGTTCCGTGGGCGACTACATCCGCGTCCCCAAATGGGGCGGTGATCGCTGGGAAGTCAAAGTCCCTGGCGATGACGATTTTGAAGATCCGGCACTGTTTATGGTTCTGAACGATCACGAGGTGATTGCAAAGCTCACTGGTGATCCACTTGCAATGAGGGCCTTCCTGTGACTACAGAAAAAGCACAAGACCAGAACGAAGAAATTGCAGTCGTTGAAGAAAAGGACGGGTCGGTCACCGTTCAGCTTCCCAACGACATGGAGTCCCCCGACGCTCAAGAAGAGCAGGCGGAGGCTCATCAAGACGACGGCGGAGATGAGGATCATCCCGACGATACCGATGCCATCCGAGAGGCCAGACGCAACCGTCGCCGGGCCAAGAAGGATTACATCAAGCGCACCAACGAGGAAAAGGACGCCAAGCTGCAACTGCTTGAGCGCCAGAACCGCGAGTTGATGGAGCGCCTGTCTGTCGTGGAGCGCAAGACCCACGGTGCCGATTTGGCTCGTTTTGAGAAGGCCATCGAGGACGAACAGTACCGCCTCCAATACGCGCAGCGCAAAATGCAGGAAGCCACCGATAACTCGGACGGAGCCGCATTTACCAAGGCGCAGGAGATGTGGTACGACAGCCGCCGCAAACTTGAGGCGATGCAGAACTACAAGGAACGCGCAGCACGAGCCGACACGCAGGAATCTGCCCCGGCAAACCCCAAATTGGTCAGGCTGGCCAATGACTGGATGGAGCGCAATTCTTGGTACAACCCCGATTCCGGCGACGAGGACACGGCCATTGCCAAGGTCATCGACCAGCGGCTGGTTTCCGAGGGTTGGGATCCCGCAACAAAAGATTATTGGGATGAGCTTGACAACCGCTTGCAAAAGCGATTGCCACACCGCTATACTAGATCACAAGACGAAAGTCCGTCCAGAAGGAGCCCTCGTAGCTTTGTGACTGGGTCGAGTCGTGAGTCAGCCGGAAGAGGCGGCGGCAACGAATTTGTTTTGGAGCCTGAACAGGTCCGAGCAATGAAGGAAGCCGGTTTTTGGGATGATCCCCAGAAACGCAGCCGGATGATTAAACGATACGCCCAAGACGCACGCAACAAAAGGAGCTAAACATTATGGACACACGTCTCAAAAAAACTCTCAACGCTGGTGGCCGCGAGAATCGATCTTCGCAAGATCAGACCCGAGCCGCCCCCGAAGAGAAGTTCATGTCAGCGCAGGAACGTCGAAAGATGTGGAGCGATGAGTGGACACAAAGTGCGCTGCCAAAAGTTCCGGAAATGCCGGGATGGCACCTTTGCTGGTTATCGACGACCAATGGATACGACAGCATCGATAAGCGGATGCGACTCGGCTACATACCTGTTCGCGCAGATGAGTTGCCTGGGTTCGAGAATTACCGCGTAAAGGCTGGAGAGGATATTGGGTTTATTGCGTGCAACGAGATGCGCCTGTACAAACTTCCGATGGATGTTTATCAGGACATCATGCTGCAAATGCACCATGAGGCTCCTCAGGACGAGGCGGACAAGATCCGGGTTCAGGCTGAGAATCTTCAGGGCGCACGCGATAGTTCGGGGAAATCCCTGGGCGCTGTCGAAGGCGAGGGTTTTGGCAACATCGACCGAACTGTTAGAACCCCTGTATTTCAGGGATAACCAAGGAGTAAGACTATGTCTTCAAGTAATGCTCCGTTCGGCTTGCGTCCTGCGTTCCATCCCTCCGGCTTGGATCGCGCACAGGCGCTGGCTAACGGTATTGCGTCGGCTTACAACACCGACATTCTGAAGGGCCAACCGGTCAAGCTCAATTCGAGCGGCAATCTGGTTGTTGCTGCTGCTGGCGATGCCTTCCAAGGCGCTTTCGCTGGCGTTGAGTTCACCGACACCACTGGTCGTCGTCGCGTCTCGAACTACTGGCCTGCCAACACGGCATACCAGACCGGTTCGTGCGTCGCCTATTTCTACAACGATCCCAACATCGTTTATGAAATCCAGGCAGCCGGCTCGCTGGCTCAGACCTCGATTGGTGATATGGCTGATCTGTCCAACACCACCGCTGGCTCCAACGTGACCGGCCTGTCGCAATGCACTCTGTCCACCACCCTGGTGGGCGCAGGCAACAGCGCACAGATGCTGATCCGTGATCTGGCTCCCTACCCCGACAATGAGTGGGGCGATGCGTACACGATTGTGCGCGTAACCATCAACGAGTCGCAGTTCAATGCGTCCGTGAACGCAATCTAAGGAGAGTGAATCATGGCCGCTCCGATGCGCAGTACCGACTTTCGGTCAATTGTTGAACCTATCCTGAACGAGTGCTTTGACGGCGTGTACGATCAACGCACTGACGAGTGGAGCCGAGTGTTCCGCGAGCAGGAAGGTATTCCCCGTAACTACCACGAAGAGCCCGTCCTGTACGGCTTTGGCGCTGCCCCGCAGTTGCCTGACGGCACCCCCGTCAGCTACCAGCAGGGTGGTGTGCTGTTCCTCAAGCGATACGTTTACAACGTGTATGGTCTGGCCTTCGCGCTGACCAAAGTGCTTGTTGAGGACGGCGACCATATCCGTATCGGTCAGGTGTACGCTCGTCACCTCGCCCAGTCGCTGATCGAGACCAAAGAGACGCTGTCGGCCAACGTGCTGAACCGCGCTTTCAATGCCTCGTATCCTGGCGGCGACGGCGTGGCTCTGAACAGTGCTTCGCACCCCATCGTCAACGGCACCGCCAGCAACCTGCTGACCACTGCCGCCAACCTGTCTCAGACCTCGCTTGAGCAGATGTTGATCCAAATCCGTCAGGCTGTGGACAACAACGGCAAGAAGATTCGTCTGGTGCCCCGCCAACTGGTGGTCGCTCCTGGCAACGTCTTCCAGGCCGAAGTTCTGCTGAAGTCCGTGCTGCGTGCCGGCAACGCGAACAACGACATCAACCCCATCAAGTCGATTGGCTTGCTGGACGAGGGTGCCGCTGTTATCTCGCGTCTGACCAGCGCCACCGCATGGTGGGTGCAGACCGACGCTCCCGAGGGCATGAAGCTCATGATGCGTCGTCGTCTGGAGAAGACGATGGAAGGCGACTTCGAAACTGACTCGATGCGCTACAAGGCCACCGAGCGTTACGACGTCGGCTTCACCGACTGGCGTGCGATGTACGGTACCCCCGGCGTCTAAACCTAAGCGGGGGCTTCGGCCCCTGCTCCATTAAGGAGTAAGACAATGGCACAGACCTACTTTGGCAGCACTGTCCGCGCTGGCTCTGGGACTCTGACCGATACCGTCGACGGCGGTTTCACGGTTCTGACCCAGACCACCACGGTCACGACCGCAGCCGCAGGCACCGCAACCAGTGCAACCCTGACTCTCCCCGCTTCGTCCCAGATCATCGACTTTTATGTCGATATGGTTCAGGATGAGGTCGTGGGAGGTGGCACGGCCACTGCAATCGCAATGACTATTGGCACCGCTGCGGCGGGGACACAGTATGTGTCTTCGACCGACATCTTTGCCGGTGGTCGTGCGGCTTTGACTTTTACCGCAGCCCAACTGGCGGCGATGGCGGACATTGGCACCAGCCAATCCGTTGTCATCACCGTTGATCCCAACGGCACGATCAGCACGACCCAGGCGATTGTTCGTCTGACGGTTGTGTATGCTCAGAAAGTTTGAGGCGAATCATGGGCCAATTCAAGCCAATGGTCAAAATGATGACCACTGAGCCTTCGGTTGAACTGAAGCTCAAAAAAGGCGGCAAGGTTGAGAAGAAGATGCAGATGGGCGGCATGCCCGGTGCAACTCCTGCGATGCCTGCTCGTGGCGGAATGATGCCTGCCCGCGCCCCAATGAAGCCCTCTATGGCCGCTCGTCGTCGTGCGATGATGGCTATGCCCGCTGGTGCCGCTCCCGCGGCTCCGGTTGGTATGGCCGGTCGCATGATGAAGGAAGGCGGCGAGTCCAAGTCCACGCACCAAGCCGAGATGAAGGCCATCAAGGGCCTGAAGTCTGAGATGCAGTCCCACAAGGACAAGCCTGCGTCGAAGGCCCACAAGGGTCTGAAGACCGGCGGCGTGGTCATGGGCCAAGGCGGCTACAAAAAGGGCGGCATGGTCAAGATGGCTGATGGTGGCGTTCCCAAGAGCGGCATCATCAACACCGAGAACCAGGGCGGCAAGTACCGCGACACCCTGATGCACACTGCAAAGCCTGATCACTCCCCGGCTAAAACCGGTGACGTGAAGCTGGGTAACGGCGGTGGCTACGCTACTGGTGGCGTTGCGAAGTCCAACGGCGGCGGCTATCGTAAAGGTGGTGCCGCAAAAAAGGGCTACGCGGCGGGGGGAGTTGTTGATAGCGGTGCCCCCGTCGCTATGCCGCAGGGCCGTAAAAAGCCGAGCACTCCCGTGAGCATCAACCAACTCTCTGGCACCTTCAAGAAAGGCGGCAGTGTCACTGCTGCTGAAGGCCGCTTGCAGAAGAACTTCAAGAAAGAGAACGCTACGGCCATGAAACAGGCCAAGGCGTACTCCAACGAGGTCTACAGCAAGTACGGCAAGAAGATGAACGAGGGCGGCAAGGTTGACTTGTCCAAGGGTGCTTACGACGCCGCGATTGGTCCGAGCAAGGAAGAGATGGACATGGCCAAGGCCATTCGGTCTATTCCCCGTCGGATGTTCGAGGGGGCGAAAAGTCTGTTCGGTCAAGGCAGCGTCACCGAAGCGGAGCGTAAAGCTCTGCAAGGGGCGACGGCAAAGCCTGCCGGCAGCGTCACCAAGACAGAGAAATCTGTCACGGTGGAGCCCGCCAAGAAGCGCGGTGGTTTGGCGACGTGCTGAAACAAGGTGGGGGCTTCGGCCCCCGCTTTTGATTGGGGAAACAAATGAAAGTCCAAACCGTAGCCCGCACCGGCACAGGTTCTACTGATGCGGTGGTCATCAACACCAACGTGACCCCGGTAAATATTGGCTTCGCGGTCATCGTGACCGGAACGGTCAACTACTCCGTCCAATACAGCTACGATGATCCTGGCGTTGGCTTCACGACATGGTTCGATGATGCCACGATCACCAGCAAGACTGGCAACGAGGACGGCTCAATCAACTTCCCGATTACTGGCCTGAAGGTTCTGGTCAATTCTGGCACCGGTACCGTCACGCTGAAGGTAGTTCAGGCGGG